ACGAGCACTCATGCACGCTGACGCAATCAATCTCGAAGCTGAAAAGATAGTGCAGGCCGATCAGCACCACGGAGACAGGCTCGATGCAGAGCGGATGGATAGAATCGCTACAGTCGCTCAGCAGCTTGGACTTACAAGAGTTGTTGAGGCAATTGCCACCGAGCGATCAGGAAGCCATCCTGATGCAGCTATCCGGCAGGCCATCGACGCTAGGCCATCCGCAGATTCTTGACGAAAAGACCCGTGACCGCGAACGCAAAGCCAAGCAGCGTGCATCTGGTCGAGCACTCACGATACCGCCACCCCGCAATGTAGCACGTCGCATGGAGTGTCTTGCCAATCCCGAATTGCTTTTGACGACCTACTTTCCGCAGACCTATACCGAGTCATTTACTGCTGATCGTCGCGATATGCTGCGGTCTATTTGGCGTGCAGCCCAGTACGGCGGCGATCAGGCAATCGCAGCTCCGCGCGGCGAAGGCAAGACAACCATCGCGATGGATGGTGCGTTTACCTTGATGCTGGCGGGTAAATCGACGTTTCCCGTGATCATCTCCAAGAACCAAGACGCAGCCTCCGACGAACTCAAGGCACTTCGAGAACGCATTCTTGCAAGTGAAGACTTCATCGAAGACTTCCCGGAGATTGGCTATCCGCTCGTGGCAATTGGTGCATCGACAGCCAACGCAAGACTCCAGACGGTTGGTGGTAAGTTCATCGGTATGTACCTCGGCGTTAAGCATTTTGCATTACCGAACATTCCGACGAAGTCGCTGGACTGGCCCGCTGGCATCGAATCCGTTGCATGTGGTCAAGTCATCGGTGCAGTTGGTATCGACGGTCGTATTCGCGGGTTTAAGTTCCGTAGCCATCGTCCAACGCTGGCGATCATCGACGATATCGAGGATAAGTATTCCGCGAACAGTGACGAGTCTATCAAGAAGAACGAGACGACGATTGAAGAGGATATCGGCGGGATGGGCTCATCAGCAAAGCGTATTGCACGGGTCTACCTTTGCACGACACTAAACCGCAAGTGCAACGCTTACAAATACACCGATCCAAAGCAGAAACCGTCATGGAACGGTCGTCGTTACCGCAAGATGCTGCGTCCACCGGATCGAATGGATTTGATTGAGCAATATATCGAGCTTCGGCAACTGCGTGGTGCGGACGATCCAGACGCGCGCAAAGCGTTTGCGTTTTGGCGTGACAATCAGGCCGAGATCGAACGTGGTGCCGAGGTCTCGAATCACGCATCGTACAATGGAGATTTGCACGCAGACGGACAGCCGCTCGAATTGTCCGCAGTTCATGCCTACTACAACCGAGTCGCGGACGTTGGCAAAAAGGCGGTCGCTACTGAAGTCGACAATGATCCACCGGAGGAAGCCGGGCCGCAGAATATGGGCCTGACAGCAGAGATCGTTGCAAGTCGCATGAGTGGACTTGCACGGCGGCAACTTCCCGCGAACACCGAATATCTCACAGCAGGCATTGACATCGGCAAATACAATTGCCACTGGGTCGTAACAGCGTGGTGGCGTGGTGCTGGTGGTGTTGTTGTCGATTACGGTATCGCGGAGGTTAGCGGCAACGATGGCGTGAGGCATCAAGACAGACTTGCCGATATGGAAGCGTCGGAACCAGCGATCTATCGTTGTCTGCTTAACTGGCGTGACTATCTGCTCAATACACAATACATCGATGCAGCGGGCCAAGAACGCAAGATCAATATGGTGCTTTGCGACAGCGGCACCTATACCAACGCCGTGTATGAGTTTTGCCGTCAGGTTCGCGGAATTTTTCGTCCATCGAAAGGTATTCACAAATACCAGCGAAGGAAGCAGACGAGCGAAAAGTGTGTTGCAGCGGCGAACCAGCACGCACAATATCTGGACTCGGCAAACATCTGGCTACAGGAACTCGACACCGACTACTGGAAACAGTGGGTGCACGAACGGTTTTTGACGCCGACATTCGACGAAAACAATATGCTTCGGCGTGGCTCTTTATCGATTTATCAGCCGGAAGGATCACGGCGGCATCTATCGTTCGCACAGCATATTGTTTCGGAAGAACTCGTTCACCAATTCGTGGAAGGCAAAGGAGAAAAGCAGCAATGGGTTCAAAGAAATCCAAACAATCACTGGCTCGACGCAACGTATCTAGCGGCAGCGTGTACGGAAGCACTCGGCCTGAGCCTGATAACGCCAAGCGAGGTACTATTGCAGGCCAAGCCGTCACAGCCAAAACCATCACCGCAGCCTCGACAGCAGCAGCAGAAGACGCAGCACGGATCGAGATTTCGGCAGAGGCCGGGCGGGTGGATACCACGGAGACGATAGCGAAACCAAAAGCAAGGGAGTTCGAGGCGCGGGCCTGCACGATATGCGTCGGAATCCGTCCACATGGAAAAAATTACAGTCGCGTCTACACGACTCGCGGTCGCGTTCGATACTGCAAGTGCAGTTTTTGCGGTAACACTTGGGCACAAGAAGGCTGATTTTTTTGCCCGATTGTACTATTGGAATAGTACAATGATTTTAGGTGTTGTTTTGGCCGTGCTAGATTTTATCGCATGGCATCAGCAGCATCACTACTAGCACTAATCGACGCAGCAATCGAAGCACTTCTTACAGGCGGTGCATCGAGTTATTCTATTGGTGCGCGTACCGTAACGAAGCTCGACCTCGGATCGTTATTCGAGGAGCGTCGTCAACTTCAGATTCAAGCACAGCGCGAATCAGGAAGCGGCGGTATTAGCCTTGGCAAGATGACGAGGCACCGCAGATGATCGGCAAAATTCTTGACTCGATCGTTTCGGCAGTGTCACCGCTATCTGGCCTTCGCAGGATGCAGGCACGAAAGCTCTTACGATCCTATCAGGGTGCGGAACCATCGCGAGTCGCATCGAGCCGCACGCCTAAAAACCAACCTGCCGACATGGAACTACTCGGGCCATTCGGTGCGGATCGCCTTCGGGCGTGGGCACGCGATATGGTGCGAAACAACGCCTACGCTTGGGGTGTCGTCGATACGATTGTTTCGTCGGTCGTAGGCTGTGGTATCAAAGCTCAATCGACCTATGAGACGCCAGAAGGCGAAGATGTCGAAGATGTCAACGACGTTCGCGACAAGCTATGGGCGGAGTGGTGCGAAGTTTGCGATGTCAACGGACTCTACACGTTCGAGGAATTGCAGGCCGCAGCACAGCGGGAAATCGTCGAAGCTGGCGAAGTTTTGGTACGGATTATTCGCACGCCAGATACCGTGTACCGTGGTATCTTGCGGCCCGTACCATTGGCACTCGAAGTAATCGAGGCGGATCGACTTGCAGGCGACAAAGACACCTATGCGGCTCGATTGTCTGCCGATAGCGGTAATAGAATCATCCGTGGCGTCGAAGTGGACGACCTCGGCAAACCAGTTGCCTACTGGATTTACAAAGACCATCCACTCCAGCCATACGCTTTTACTCGAACGCCAGAACGGATTCCCGCGAACGAAATCATGCACCTATTTCGTCGAGATCGAGTTGGGCAGACTCGCGGCGTGACTTGGTTTGCACCGGCACTTTCTTGGATTCGCGACCTCGGAACGTACGTCGATAACGAACTGCAAGCCTCGGCAGTTGCGTCGTGTTTTACCGTCGCAATCAAGAGCCATACGCCAGTCGGCAACCTATTTGATCCTGATGGCGGAACGGGAACCGATGCGGCGGGCAATCGTCAACGCTACGTTGAGCCAGGCATGATTATGGAATTAGCACCAGGCGAGGATGTCGTTGGCCTTAATCCAGGTCGTCCGAATGCCGGTGCAGAGCCTTGGATTCAGCTTATCCTTCGCGGCATCGCAGTCGGCACCGGATTGTCCTATGAGGTCGTAGCACGCGATTACAGCCAAACCTCGTACAGCTCAAGTCGAACGAGCCAACTGGAAGATCGTCGCCGGTTCCGATGCTGGCAGCAGTATTTGATTCGGCACCTATGCCAGCCGGTATGGGATGCGTTTTGCGACGCAGCCGCGATTTCCGCATTGCGTGGTTTTGCAACTTCGGCGGAATTACTCGACGACCGTCGGCGCTATGCACCGGTGGAATGGCAGACGCCAGAATGGGAATGGGTCGATCCACAGAGCGAGCAGACCGCCAGCGAAATGGCACTTAATTCGTTTACCGATACTTATCAAAACGTGCTTGGTTCGCGCGGTCGATCGTTCCGAAGTGTCTTCTATCAGCGCGCAAAAGAAGAACGGATGCGAAAGAAGCTCGGCTTGATCACGCCGGAAGAACGTCAGCAACAGATCAGTGCGGCGCAGACGGCGGCTATGGCACCAGCAGAGTCGCCA